TCACAAGGCTTTTAGAGAAGATGAAAAACAAGAGCATATTTATTGGCTGGCTTGGGAATGTCTGCGCCGCGCAGATGCCCCAGACGTTAAACCTTTTGGTGCGGCGTTTCTGGACACACTAGCTGCGGTGGATGTGGTTGCAGGCGATTCCCCAAATGGCTGACGCGCGATTCCTTCACGTATCGGATTGCTCAATTGAGTATCCACACCGGGATCGCGCCAAGCGAGTTTATCAATATGGACACGGATCTGCTCAAAGCCTTTTATGAGGTACTAAAGCAGCAAGCGAAAGACAGGGAAAATGCCAGTCGTGGTCGAAGGCGTACCAGAGCTTAAGAAGGCTTTGAAAAAATTTGCGCCTGACCTTCGCAAGCAAATGGATGATGAAATTCGTGTCGCATTAAAAGAAGTAACGAATGCCGCGAAGGCCAAAGTTCCCGGTCAAGCTCCCGGTGGTCTTTACAATTGGCAAGACACAGGCGTTGCGCCTAAGAGTCGCACGTCACGTGCAAGTGGATTTCCTAAATATGATGCGCGTGTAATACGGCGTGGATTAACTTATTCTCTAGGACGCAGCAAGCGAAATCGAAGTGGTTTTTCAAGCCTTTATTCATTACTTAATAAATCAGCTTCGGGATCTATTGCTGAAACGGCTGGACGCGCAAGTGGTATGAGCGGCAGTTCACGCAGCCAAAGTAACAACCCACAGGCAGGATCCAGATTTATAAGTGGCATGAATGGCATCGGCCCAATGAAGTCGCTTGATGGTCGCCAAAAATCAACCGGTCGCATCTTATTCGCTGCCTATGCTGAAAACGAAGGTAAAGCGTTGGATGGCGTTATGCGCGCCATTGATAAAGCCAGTCGTTTATTTAAGGAACGTGCCACAATTAGAAAGGCTGCCTAATGTCCAACATTCGCATTGATATAGCGTCTGAGTTCAAGGATAAAGGTTTCAAGCAAGCTGAGAAGGCAACGGGTGGATTACAAGGAAATCTAAAAGCATTAGGCAAAACACTTGTTGGTGTTTTATCCGTACGTGAAGTTTATCAATTTGGTAAAGCGGCAGTTAAAGCGTTTGGTGAAGATGAATTAGCCGCCAAGCGGTTAAGCCAAAGTTTAGGCAATCTCGGACTTGCGTTTGAAGATTCTCGCGTCACAAAGTTTATTTCAGATCTTGAAGCCACTAGCGGTGTGCTTGATGATCAACTTCGTCCAGCGTTTCAGTCATTATTGACCACGACAGGTTCAGTCACAAAGTCACAAGAACTTTTAAGTTTGGCGTTAGACGTAGCAGCAGGATCAGGGCAAGATGTTCAAACTGTCGCTTCGGATCTCAGCAAGGCATATGTAGGAAATACTAAATCACTTGCCAAATATAACACCGGGTTATCACGCGCCGAATTGCAGACCGCGTCTTTTGCTGATGTGCAGGCTTTACTGGCACAACAATTTGCAGGTCAAAACGCCGCATATTTAGATACCTATGCTGGCAAGGTTGCCATTCTCAATGTGGCTTACGCCAACATGCAAGAAACGGTTGGTAAAGGTCTAGTCGATGGTTTCCAGATTCTTTCAGGTGATCAAGGGATTGCTGGCGGAACTTCTGCCATGCAAGAGTTTGGCGATAAAGTAGCGGATACAACGCGTGGCATAGCCACGTTGATTGCTGGTTTCAAGGACTTACAATCCTATGTTGGCCTTGTCCGCGAGTTTGGTGGAACGCTAATAGGTAAAGGCAATCTATTTCAGGCAATACAAGAAATTGGTAAAGTAAAACCACAACCGTTCAAAACACCAATGACCGTAAGTGGATCAACGGATGCTCAAACCAAGATTGACCGCGCTCGAAATAAAGCTGAAGCCGATGCGGCTAAGCGCGCTAAAGAATTATTGGCTTTGACAAAAAAATCCGTTAAAGCACAAGAAGCCCTAAACAAGAAGAAAAAAGAAGAAGGCATACTGGGTCAAATTGCCCAACGTTTCGATCTTGAACGCATACAGATTGCTGCTGCTTTGGGTGGCAAAATTAATGACGTTGAACGCCTGCGCCTAGAACTCATGCAGGCCATTCTTGATGAAGATGTTAAACGCGCAATTATTCTTGAAGGTCAATTAATTAAAGCTGAAGCTGCTGCGCAAGAATTGGCTGATTTACTGGCAAGTCTTGACGATTTGGTGGGAGATCCGTTTACCGATTGGCCTGCCAAAATCACACGCATCCAAGAATTGTTGAAACAACTAAAGATTGACATTCCAATTGAAACATTATTCGCCCAAAAGGGTTTGAAACTGGATCAGAAAACGATGACGGTCACAACTATCGACCGAATGGATGTTGATGCCAAAAACGTTTATATTAATGGCACACTACCAACTACTTCTGTTAATCCACAGAATCCTTTTGACGTACCGCGTGGCGAACCTAGTTTGGCCAATGCGCAAGCCGTCACAACAATAGCCGAAGCCGTTGCGTCTGCTGCCGATGCTTTGGCGGCAGAATCGGATGCAGCACTTGCTTTGATTGAAGCTCAATTGGCTGCACAAGAAGCGGCTAATGCTGCCAATGCTGCTGCCCTTGCAGATTTGTTTGCCAAATTAGGATTAGATGCCAATGGTGAACCTTTAGGAAGTACGACAATCAACGTGACCGTAGAAGGCTCAGTCACCGCCGTTCAAGATTTGGCTGAAGTGATTACCGATATCCAGTACGAGTATCAAAGAAACGGAAAGGGTCTGCGCTTTAGCAGCATTGCAATCTAATGGCAGCTCCCACAATTCGCGTCTTTGTTGACTTTGATAGCGACACGGCTTTTGAAACAAATCCATTCATTCTTGGATCCGCAACTAGCGGCATACTTGGCACAAATAAACTCGGCGCAGGCACATTGCCTGTTGAAATTACTAGCTTAGTTACACGTGTAAATATTAGGCGTGGCCGCAACCGTATAACCAGCAAGTTCGAGTTTGGTAGCGCAGATGTCGTTTTGTATGATCAAAACGGCAATTGGAATCCTATGAATACTGCCGGAGCTTATTACCCGGATCTTGTGCCGTTGCGTCAAATCATTATTTATGCGACCTATCAAGGCGTGGATTATTATCTTTTTAGCGGTTATATAACAAATTACGACACGGGTTTTAGGCAAGGTAACGAAGATTTGTCGACCGTGACTTTAAGATGCGTGGATGCCTTTAAATTGCTCGCTGGTTCAGCAATTACAACGGTGGCTGGCACAAGCGCAGGACAACTTTCAGGTGCTCGCGTAGATGCCCTATTAAACGCCGTAGATTGGCCTGTAAGCCTTCGTGAGATAGATACTGGCAATTCAACCCTTCAGGCTGATCCCGGCACGTCTAGAAACGTTTTAGAGGCTTTGCAGACCGTTGAAAATAGTGAGTTTGGTGGCATATTTGTCGATGGTCAAAGCAATGTGGTGTTTGTAGATCGGGACACGCTTATCACAAGACCAGCGACCAGCCTTTACAGCTTCAATGACGATGGTACGCAAATCTCTTATACCAATGCCGTTGTGGCTTATGACGACACCACGCTTATCAATGACGTGACTGTTACGCGCTCAGGCGGTACGGCACAAAACGTCTATGACCAGACAAGCATTGACACGTTTTTTCTTCATTCAGGCATCCGCGATGGCATCCTTGTCCAGACCGATACCGAAGCCCTTAATCAGGCGCAGGGTATATTGGCTACCCGCAAAGATCCCGAAGTCCGAATTGACTCAATCCAACTTAACCTTTATGACGACATTAATCCCAATAAACCTAAAGCAGGCGTGGATATAGATTTGCTTGACGGCATTACAGTCACAAAGACCATGCCGGGCAATACCAGCGTCACACAGCCAAGCCTTGTCAACGCTATTCACCACGATATTACCAAGTCATCATGGATGACGACCCTATTCACTTCTGAGCCTTTATTGGCTGGCTTCGTGTTAGACAGCGCGGTTAGCGGTATACTAGGCGAGGACGTGCTGAGCTACTAAGGAGCAATCAATGGCAGGTGCAGGATATAAGCTGTTTAACACAGGAGATGTGCTTACAGCAGCTCAGGTAAATACCTATTTGCAGGAGCAGGTGGTCATGGTTTTTGCCAATGCCGCAGCTCGTACAACGGCTTTAAGTGGCGTTTTAGCCGAAGGAATGGTGTCGTATCTTAAAGACACTGATGCGTTAGAAATTTATTCTGGAAGTGCGTGGGTTGGTTATGGATCTGGTGATATTACCGGCGTAACGGCAGGCACAGGAATTACTGGCGGTGGCACATCTGGTGCAGTAACAATTACTAATTCAATGGCGACAGAAATAGCTGCTGCTGGTGACATTATCGTTGGAACTGGATCTGGCACATTTGACAATTTACCAATCGGAACAACAGGTCAAGTCTTGACTGCTGATACAACAGTTAGCCCTTACAAAGTTAAATGGGCTTCTGCTTCGAGCACTCCCACTTTTGTCGGTTGCAGACTTTATCGCTCGTCATCATTGCTTGTTTCAAATAACACCTTGACTGCCGTTCCTTTTGACTCGGAAAGTTCAGACACACATGGTTTTCATTCTACTTCTAGTAATACGAGCCGAATCACTATACCAACTGGCAAGGCTGGCTATTATTTATTTATGGGCACAACAAATTTTGAGGGTGCAACAACTGGGCATAGAGAAGGCAATTTGTATAAAAACGGTTCTTTAGTTCAAATTTTTGCTAAATTCCCTGGACTTTCAACAGGTTCTCCAACCGCATCTGGTTCAACTATTCTTTATGCTGCGGAAGGTGATTATTTCGAATTGTACGTTTATCAAAATAATGGAACGAATTTGTATCTTGACGGCAGTAGCAGCCAAACCACATTCAGTTGTCAATTTTTAGGAGCGTAAAAAATGGAATTATGGGAAAAAATTATTGCCGCATATTCTGAAATACAAGCTACTGATGATTTTGTGCAATTAGGTATTGTGTTACAAGATGACTCCGACGGCGAAGGTGCATATATCGCAGAATGGAATTACGCAAAGCCAATTCCAGATGGTCTTAAATTAGGTAAGTAATGCCCAAACTGTGTAAAGCTGGGCAACAGTTGAGAGAACAAGTAGACGATGCGTGGCCCAGTAGAGATAGAGCTAGCGATGGTGCCGCAGCGTCACCTGGACATAAGGCGCATAGTCCTAAATCTGACCATAATCCTGATGAAAAAGGGATTGTACGTGCCGTCGACATTGATGCTGACCTTAAATCCGACAAATCCGCGGCATTCGACCTTGCTAATCAGTTACGACTACTTGCCAGAACTGATAAGCGAATTTCGTACATCATTTTTAACGAGCGAATTGCATCCTGGGTTGGAAATTACCGATGGAGAAAATACAAAGGAATAAACCCGCACAAGAAACATATTCACATTAGCTTTACAAAACTGGGCGATAACGACGGCAGCATGTTCTATCTGCCCATATTGACTGGAGAAGAAAATGGACCAAGTAAAAGCAATAGCCGCAAGCTGGGCAAGAAGCTTTTTAGCAGCGGGAATAGCGACGTATCTAGCGGTGGGCTGGGATGCAGCTGCGATTGTCAATGCTGCTCTAGCCGCGAGTCTTCCAGTCATCCTGCGGTATCTAAACCCTAACGACACGGCTTTCGGACGGCGATGACACCTGCTGAATGGGCAGCGTTTGTCGCTGCCATACTTTCATGCTGCGCGCTTATTGTCGGCGGCCTTCGTTACATTATTAGACATGAAGTGCCGGGTATATTGGAAGCATCAAACATCGTGTCGCGCATCGATAAACTTGAGTCAATGGTCTTAGAATTGCTGACTAATGAGCGCAAGAAAACTAACAAAAAGCGAACTCGCC